TCCTAATGGAAATTTACCTTGAGAAAATAAAACTTCAATGATCTGACCAAATGAAGCAAGTACTTTAGTCTTTGTTACTTTAACAAATACTCTAGACTTTTCATTTTCACGAAATGCAGTTTCTGGACCATACAATCCTCTATAATTTCTATAAGCCTTTAGCCATCTCTTCTCATCATAGATCTTAGATGTTTCAGCTTGTTGAAATCTTTCTCGGATTAATCCAACTAAAGCATTCCCCTCGGCTTCGTAGCCGCCAGTATCTTTTTTATCTTCTTCCATTTATATTAGTAATCTCTTTCTTCAGCCATTCTAAAGATTGCTGGATCAACTTTGTTTCCAGCTTTTTTAGCTTTACCTTCTACATCTGGTCCTAATTTAGGTCCACTGTATCCACCACTAAACTCCATAGGTTCATTTGGTTTTTTTGGTGCATCTGGTGCTAATTCGCCTTCCATGTATCTTTTCATCATTTGGGTTTTCTCCTTTTAGTTTTCTTCTTAGTCTTTTTAATTTTCTTTTTAGTGCCTGCATAGATGACAGGTATAAAATTACTCTTGGGTCCAAGACTCATTAATAATCTTTTTCGTCAGCCATTCTAAACAAAGAATCTTGAACATGCTCTGAACCAGGTTTACTTTCTTCAGTTACATCATACTCAAATGGTTGATATTTTCTAGGTGCATGTTTAGAAAAATCAATATTAGTATGTTCCCTGTTTGGCTGTTTGCCATCAGGTGCATCACTAAATTGACCTTGTTTAACTTTAGCTTTTGGATCAAATTTTGCTTCCATTGCCATCTCCTGTTATAGTTTTATTTTTTTAATCTTAATTATATTTTTAGTAGGTATTACTGTATGCCCACCACCTTGTTTTATTATACCACTGTCTTCAAATATAAAATCTGCCATGATCACAGTTGTCTTTTCATTTTGCTCTACTAGCCAACCAAAGCTGCAGCATATAGCTGTCTTTGATTTTTTTATATCTGGTATATCAGACCATTCGCATGATCCAACAATATCCTCCCAGTAGGCGATCACTAGATCATAGGGAAAATTTTTTTTATTTATTTCTGGAACTTTTCTTTTTGACACCTTTTAATTTACCAGAATTTTCCATAGCATAAAAGATAGACTCACCTTTTTTCTTACCATATCTTTTAGTCATAGATGTTTTAATTTTTTTACCTTTTTTATTTAGTGGCATCTAATACTTTTCCTTTATTAGGACCTTTCTTAATTCTATATCCTTGTGTTCCAGTCGCACCTATATCTACCTCTTTTCTAAGTAACTGGGATAATACCATTTGCTTTGAATACTTATTTGTAGAAGTAATATATTCTAATATCTGTCTTGCTATTCTATTCATATTAATAACCAAATTTGTTATCTGCCATTTTATAACTATCATCTGTAAATGAAGTTCTAAATCTTTCTGCATATTTAGGATGTGTTGGTCTACTCATACATCCATATCTTAATGCATCATATGCGTGATCTTCTGCATTTGTATCTACATCTTCAGGATTCTTATCATCTGTAGGTAAAGATCCTAAAGTTCTAATTAAATTTCTGCAAGTTTTAAAAACTCTTATTCCTGGTTCCTTATCTATAATTCTTAATCTTTTATGAATTTCTAATTTACCACTAATTCTACTCTTAGGTGATCTATCTGATGGTCTCCATCTACATCCATTCTGTATCATAGTCTCTGCAATACTAGGACCTACATCACCTCTTCTTGCCCATGTACTAGAATCTAATACACCATAATGAATATGTTCACCTTGTTCTAAACTAACTACTTGTCTTGCAAAATAATCTGCTGTAACTTTTTTGGTATATAGTTCTCTATAAATCCATAGATTATTATTATAATCAACAGCAAACCATAACACACAAGCAGGAGAAGAATAACCCCAGTCAGCAGCACGAAACTTATACCAGCTTCTAGGTATTTCAAAAGGTTCGACCACATGTGCTGTTTTACTAAATTCTGGAAAAGCCGAATCTTCATATGCATCCCAATCTCCATCTAAGAACTGTTTACGCTGTGCTTCTGGTAAAGATGCTAGCATGATATAATAATCATCAGTCTGCATCAGATAAGGATTGTCTTGTAGCTTAGCTGGAATAAATCTTCTGGTAATATACTTCGTACCATTAGGTGTATCTATCCCTACATCAAAAGCTGTATTTGGTTCTGCAGGCTCTACGAACATTTCTTTGACCCACTGTGAACCAACGTTTCCTGGATTACCTGTAGCTCTCATATAAACAGGTATATCTTTATCTACCGATCTTAAAGAAGATCTTAGAAAATTATATATATCTGGCGAAGGATATTGTGGAAGTTCGTCTATTCCTATCCATGTGTATGATTGACCTTGGTAACGTAAAACGTCTGTCATGTTCTCTGCGTAACCAAACTCTATCTTTGCTCCCGAAGGGAATCGCCACTCTTTTTCTTGTTCTCTCCATTTTGCACTAGGAAATGCTTTTGAGTATAATAGCTGAGACTTTTGAATTAAGTCTCGCAACTCAGGCATTGTCCTCCTTACTAGGAGTGCTCTATGATTTGCATATGTACAATAGCGAAGCGGATCAACTAGCATCGCATATGATTTACCACCGCCTCGTGCTCCACCGTAAAACACCTCTCTTTCAGAGGATGCAAGAAATTGTGTCTGTGGACCTGAATTAGGTTTAAAGATAACTTCTTGGTTTTGTACATGCTCTTGTACATTCTTAGGTGCACTCTCGATTATGTCTTCAGTAAGAAGTTGAGTTTCTTTTCCTGTTAACGCTTTATCAATAGTTAACAGTTTATTTTTAGTATTCTCTGCTGCTTGTTTTGCAGAACGTAATGTTTGTTCTGCCTTTGCAACCTTCTTACGAGTGCGAGCTAGTATCTGTTTGACTGACTTCTTGGCTTTCTGTTGAACTACTTTCTTCGGTTTCGGTGGTGCTATTTCGTTCAAATCTTTTTTTAAGTCCGACATGTGATATGTATCTTCCTGTTTTTCTATGTAGCCATTGGGCAGTCTCTCTTAGTGAACAAGTCTTTGAATATTCCTTCGCTTGTCTAAGAGCATCTAATTCTTCTTTGATAGGTTCTAGATAATCTGGATCATGTGATTGTTTAAATCCAAATGGTATTGTTCTAGCCTTCTTTTTTATCTTTATCGATTCCATCTTTAGGTGGTAATATAAATATTCCATGCATAGCTTTCATATTTATATCTAATTGGTCTTTCTTTGTAATTCCTACTCTATCAAGTACTGAGTTGGCAGCTGCTAGACGAATATTAGAGTGTGGTGTGGTCCCGTCTTCGTCTAGTAGGTCTGTTAACCGAGTAGCTGCCTTGGCAGAGTGTGTCGATAGGTGGGTCTCCGCCAATTCTGTAATCTCTTTTTTTAAATTCCGTATAACTTTAGGATAACTATGCTCCGAGTACCCTGCGATTCTTGCGGCTTCTCGTGGATTTCCCTTCGCTTCTCCGAACAACACGTCTAGAAACTTCTCTTGCATATCTGTTAAGTTTCTTTTTTGAGTTTTCGTTATAGAAGAATCCATGTTTTGCATTTATTATCTCCATTATTTCCTTAAAAGGAAGTTTATTTGCTTTGTTTATGTCTAGATCTAGCATAATTTGTACGTTATTCGTGACGACCCCTTTTGTTCTATTGAATGTATGCGTGTATGTGTGTCCTTTGAATAATGTATCTTTCTATTATAGTGCTTATATGCAATTTTGTCAAGTGTTTTTTTTAAATAATTACATCTGCGACATTATTGTCCTAGACAAAATTGATAAAGAGGTGTATAATGTTATTAGGCACTGCCAGGGGGGTCTAACATATATACTATAGGTAAATTTACAGCTACCCCCTAGGGTATTCCTAGGAATATTGTTGGAATATTTAGCCCTAAAATGTAGCCACTAGGTGGTTTACATGGACCTTAGGGATTTTCTGGTGACTGGGTATGTATCTATACCACCACCCCGTCAGCCCCCTGCCTAGCCTTTAGGTATTGCAAGGGTTTTTTTTACAAAAAAATAGGTCAATTCAAAAAATATTGTCAGGGGGTAGCTAAAAAATCCCCTAGTAAAATCTGGTTCACACTTGGGGGGGTTTTAGGTGTGATTAATTTTTGTACCCTAGTGCAATCTGGAAACCACACTTAATTAATTTTTAGTACAGATACAAAAAAACCCCAGACTAAATTAAATTAATCTGGGGTTTAGTTTAAATATTGTTAAGCTATTTTTTGAGATTTCTTAACAACATCTTCCATTCTATTTTTTAAACTTTCTTGAACTCTTTTATGTTCTTCAATGTATTGTTGTGCTTTAATAAAAACACTTTTAACAGCATTCAAATCATTAGGATTATTTTTTCCTAAAACAATTTCTTGTTTAGCGTCATCAATACTTAAAGCTGTTCTTTTCATTAATGATTGGAAAGTATTATCTCGACTTGATTTCTCACTTGAATTAATTGGGGTATCACTAGCCTTAATATAATTCTGTGTTGCCTTTTTTAATTGTGAGAATTTCATTGGGTGTTGGTCTACATCTTTTTTTAAATCCCCATGCTTTCTAGCAAAATCACCATCTACTAAAATTTCGGAATTTTTAGAGCCTGTAAAACTTTCACCTTTTTTATTCTTAACAATTACAGTTTCTTTAACAGTTACAATAGCAACCCAAAATGACTCTTTTAAAATTCTCATTCGTTCTTTGCCATTTTCTGTTGTGCTATCCCAACTCTTTAAAGTATCAACCCCCAGATATTTTTTATAAACATCAACAAAACCTTTAATGTGTTTAT